CGCAACAGTTGAAGGATGCCTTCTACGTCTACGCCGGCATGGACGTAACCGACGAAGACCTGTACCAGGTTGTGGTATCGCCGCAGTTCCGGGAGGAGCTCACCAACGAGTACGACCTCACGGTAGCGAACACCACCCTGGACTACGACCAGTTCATCGAGCGGGCCCGCCAGACGTCCACAGCGGCGGTCGTCAAGACGTTGGAGACGTTGGCGGCCAGGAACGCCACGACAGGCGCCATGGTGTCCAGGATAATGACGATGGACCCGGTGTACGGCCGGACCCTGATCGCATCCCTGTTCACCGGTGGCGACACAGCGTCCGGTGCCAGGACACTGACCCTGAGTGAGCTTACGGAGGCGTTTGCGGCAGCCGTGATGGGGTCAGCTGCGACGGAGGCCGGTTGGGAGATCCCGTCGAAGGCCCGTATCGAGGAGTTCCGTGCCGCCGGCATCGAGGCGTCGCAACTCCACGGCATCTACGACACGATGACTCTCAAAGAGAACGCCTACGCCGGCATGATAAACCGGGCCGGACGGGGCACCAAGCTCATGGGGGACGTGGACAAGCCGGTCTTCCAGGAGATGTTCGAGCAGGGCCTCCTCGGCCGGAACCGGGAGCTGGGCTACGCCCAGGCTGCCGAATCGGCGAGGGGGGCCCGGGGTGGTGGGTTCGCTGCCACCCAGGAAGGCCGGCGCTTCGCCCAGCGGGGCCGATCAACACGGTCCTGACATGTGAGAAGGCCCGCCCCGAAGGGCGGGCCCTCTCTCTCCTTTCCTTTAGGTGCTAGACCTCGAAGCCCTCCGGGACCCACACGGCCTCGACCTCCTTGTCCGTCAACGGACGGGACCAGAACATCATGTACAGGTGGGGGAGCGGTGCCCGGTGGACGCCCCACATCTGGCGGGCGTGCTCCATGCCCCTGGCCCGACGCTTGACGCCGCACTTGCCACAGGTGAAGTAGGTGACCCGGTAGTCCCTACCCCCATGCTTGGGTGTGACCGGCACGGTCAAGATGGAACCGCAGGTCTTCTTCATGCTGCCTCCTTGAGGCTTGTTGTTGCTCGAGCGACCTTCGTCACCCGATCGGACCAGAAGGCCCGCTGGTTGTGTTGGATGGCGCTGCCGGCCTTGGTGTAGGGGCCAGAGCAGAGGACCTCGATCCGGCCGTCGGGTGTGGTCTGGCCGGAGCTGAACCGGAACCAGTACCGGGAACCCCGGATGCGGAACATCCGACCGGCGGTCAGGGGGAGCCGGCCCTCGAGCCGGAGCTCCTCGTGGAAGACCCAACCCCGGGCCTCCCTCTCGGCCCGCCATTCGGCGTGCTGGGCCTGGATGGCCTTTCGTGCTGCTGCGCTCATTTGGTCTCTCCTCTTGGTTGCTTGACACCATCTTACTTGAGCCCCTTTTCGGCATTCCCTGGAATCAGGTGCTGACCTGCATGTTTGTCGATCAGCCGTTTCGCCGGCAACGCCCTGACCTGCCCGTATGACAGTTGTGTTACAACAGCTTGACAAGGTTTTCGGGCCGAAGGCCGGGCCGGTGTACACACTCTCAGGGAGAAGGTATGACCATCCCCACCCGTTATCCCCGGGACAGGTGGGCGTAGGCAACGGGCGTAGGAGAAGACCATGGCTAACTTCGACGAGTTTGACGAAGACGTTGGAGAAAGCGGGTCGAGCCTCCGGCGAAAGCTGGAGGAGACATTGACTAGAGAACGACAACTCACCACCGAGCTATCCGGCCTAAAGGCCAAAGAGCTGATTACGGAGAACGGGTACGGGCTGGTGAAAGTCGAAGACCTGATCGGTGTCGCCCTGGGAGAGATGGACACGAAGGCCGAGGAGCTCCAACAGGAGCGAGCCGGCCAGCAGGTCGATCTGGCCCGGGACATGCTGGCAAAGCGTGGCTTGCAAGGCGATGAACTAGACCGGGCGGTCGAAGACTTCCTGGCCCCTGGTTCTGCTCCCGGCGATGCGGCGGCCCGTACCAGGGCGAAGGAGATGTCAGCGGTGGGCGGTTCAGCCGCTCCGCTGCGTGACGCCTCCTCCCTGATGGGCCTCGACGCCATCGAGCATGCGTTGCGAACCAAGCGGTAGCCAGCTTCCTACCCCAACCCCCTACACAGGAGCAAGATAACCCATGGCTACGGGTTCACTCAGCCTCCTTGAGGCGGCCAAGTACGGGTCGACTACCCTGGGACGAGGCGTCGTATCGACGCTGATCCAGGAATCGCCGATCCTGGAGATGCTCCCGTTTACGGGCATCTCAGGCAACGCCATCAAGGTGAGCGTCGAGGACACCCTCCCCGCCCCTGCTTTCCGTGACGTCAACGAGACGTACACACGGTCGCATGGCACCGATACTGAGCGTTACTTCGGTTGCGCCATCCTCGGTGGAGAGGTCTTCATCGACAACTACATCGTGCGAGTCCAAGCTGACCAGATCAGCGCCAAGGCTCGCCAGTACTCCAAGTTCGCCAAGGCCATGAGCCGGGTGTTCGACAAGTACTTTTTTGACGGGACAGGCACAGCCAAGGACTTCAAGGGAATCAACTCCCTGATTTCCGACGGCCTCGGACAGACCCACACAGGATCCGGCGCCAATGGCGACGCCCTCACGCTGGATCTGCTCGACGAGACATTCGACTTGCTGCGTTCGCAGTCAAGCCCGGATGCGCTGCTGATGAACCGCACATTCCGGCGGGACATCAACAAGCTGGCCCGTTCGACCTATTCGGGCGTCAGCCTGATCGACGTCGGCACCGACGTGTTTGGCCGCCAGGTCAACGTCTACAACGGTGTTCCGATTCGTATCGTAGGCGACGACAAGGACGGCACTGCCATCCTTGGCCTCGACGAGACGAAGGGCTCCACGGACACCTGTGGTTCAATCTATGCCATCGCATTCGGCACAGACGAGAACGTCTACGGGATCCTGGGACTCGGCGGGTCGTTCGACGTGAAGGACTTCGGCGAGACCGAGGCTGCCCCCGGGCACCTGGGACGTGTCGAGGTCTACCCTGGAGTCGTCGTTTCCAACAGCTTCTCCGTTGTCCGTCTTTCGGGCATGACGAGCTAGGAGGCTCTGACAATGGCACAGGCCACACGAACCACAGGTCCCGGTACCCTCATCCGGGACGCCCTCGCACCTGTACTCAGGGCAACCGGCGACGTCTCCGCAGACGAAACCGGCTCCTGGGTCCAGGTCGACCGCCCCTGCGAAGTCCAGGTCATCCTGGAACTCGGCACGATCGCAGCCGGTGTCACCGGCTTCGACGTCGAGATCCAGGGTGCCGACGACAGCTCGGGCACCAACACCATCTCGTATGGGCGATTCGCCACCCTCACCGGTGCGGACGACAACGAGACCAGGGTCCTTCACGCTTCCGTGTACAAGCCGTACATGCGATCGGTGATCGACCACAGCGGCTCCGGCGCTTGCGGCACCACCATCAAGGTGCGTCAGCCTCACGACCGGAAGACCGACAGCACCACCGCAGGCGACTAGCGGTCCTCCCGGCTAGCGGCGGTCGGGCCCTTCGGGCCTGGCCGTCGCCGGCCCTGCGGAAAGGCACACATGAATGTCTGAGGACATCACGAACTCGAAGACCTGGAACGTCACAGCCGTCGTCGAGAAGTGGAACCGGGCCAGCGACCACGCTGCCGGCCTCCCACCGGACGACGTCGTCGAAGCCCCAGGCAACCTACTTCTCGATGCTGGCATCAACCTGATGCTCGACCTTCTCATCGGCGCTGGTGGCACGGCGTACACCACCGGCAACAGCTACATCGGGGTCGGCGATTCGTCCACTGCTGCGGCTGCCGACCAGACCGGTCTCCTGGCGTCGTCAAACAAGGACTTCCAGGGCATGGAGTCCGGGTACCCACAGGTCACCGACCAGACCGTGACCTGGCGAGCCATTTGGGCTTCCGCCGAAGGCAACTTTGCCTGGAATGAGTGGACGATTTCCAACTCGAACTCCGATTCGGGGGTCAACCTGAACAGGAAGGTCGCTTCGCTCGGCACGAAGGCGTCCGGCTCGAGCTGGACGCTGACGGTCACCATTACGGTTAGCTGACATGCCGACCCAATACCCGACGACCCTTGACACCGCCACCCAGCAGCCGGCCCCGAGTGCGTCCACGGAGATGGACGATTCCGGGTACGAACATGACATTTTGCATACCTCTCATTCTGGCGCTCTGCTGGCTTTGGAAGCGAAGCTCGGCGTTGGGGCGACGACTGCGGCAGGAGCTTCGACTAACCAGGTCCTGGTAAAGCAGGGCGACGGCGACACTGAGTGGGCTGCCGCCCCGGCGTCTGTACCTACCACTATCACGGTCGCTGACACGACCAACACCACCTGTTCGGTGGCCCTGTTTGAGTCAGCGACTGGTGACCTGGCGCCCAAGTCGGATGCCGGGGCAACGTACAACGCTGCCACCGGGGTGTTGTCGGCCACCGGATTCGCAGGGCCGATAACCGGCGCTGTGACCGGCAACGCTTCCACGGCTACGAATAGCACCACGGTCACTGTTGCTGACACCACGAATACGACCTGTTCGGTAGCCCTCTTCGAGAGTGCTACCGGCAGCCTTGGCGCTAAGACTGATGCCGGAGCCACTTACAACGCCGCTACGGGGGTGCTAGCTGCCACCGGGTTCGCTGGTCCTTTGACCGGTCTTGCTTCCTCCGCTACTACGGCAGCCGCCTGCACGGGCAACTCCGCTACGGCCACTACGGCAGGCACGGTAACGACAGCCGCTCAGGGGGCTATCACTTCAGTTGGGACGCTCAGTACTCTGGTCGTTGATGGGACCTCCCGGTTGTACGAGTGCGTAACAGAGGCCATCCCCGGTAACAAGACCCCGGCCTTGGCGGACGCTGGCAAGGTGTTCTACTGCTCTCAGTCCGGCGGCACGCAGACCATCACCATCGACGGGAGTCTCTCTTGGCCGGTGGGCACACAGATGGTGTTCGTCGCATCAAACACTTCTACGGTCACGTTCGCTGAGAGCAACTCAACCAGCCTTGACTCCAAGGACGACAATAAGTCCATTGACGGTAGGTACGCTTCGGCTGCTCTCATCAACTATGGCTCCAACACCTGGTTCCTAATCGGCGCATTGGCGTAAGCCATGGCTATCGGCCCGTTCCTCCTAGCGGCAATCGGCGGTCAAGGCGGTGTAGTCGTTCCCGGTGCGCCGGGGACTCTCAGCCTGTCGGCTGGCGATCCTGATACGACGGTCATCGACCTGTCGTGGTCGGCACCGTCGGACACGGGTGGTGGCACGATCTCCGGTTACCGGATCAAGAAGGACGGTTCGACGCTGGTGGCCGACACCAGTTCGACTGGTACGACGTACTCCGCTACAGGGTTGACGCAGAACACCTCGTACAACTTCACGGTGGCTGCCATCAACGAGGTGGGCACCGGGGCTGACGGGAACACGCCGTCCCTGACTACCGCTACGGAACCGATCACCGCTACAGGCGGCACGATCACCACCTACTCCGGGTACAAGGTCCATACGTTCACTGGTAGCGGGACGTTTGAGATCACCGCTAATCCGAATAGTAGAACCTTCGATGTGCTGGTTGTTGGCGGGGGCGGCGCAGGTCCACGGACCAACTCTGGTGGCGGCTGGATGTGCGGCGGTGCTGGCGGTGCTGGAGCGTTCCGGGCGAACGCCGCTGAGACTGGAACCGTCCAGA